AATGGCTATAACAGTCAAGCATTTAAAGGTATCAACAATCCCCGATGCTGGGGATGACACACTTGTTGAACCGTCAGATTGGAACGCAGACCATACTTTAACTGGTACTGTTCCTATTGTTAATGGTGGTACTGGTGCTTCAACTGCTACTGGTGCAATAAATGCTTTATTACCATCACAAGCAGGTAATTCAGGCAAAGTTCTGTCAACTGATGGTACAAACCCTAATTGGATAGCCGCAGGTGGAACTGGCACGGTAACTTCTGTTACTGGAACTGCCCCTGTAAGCGTGGCAACTGGTACTACAACGCCAGTAATTAGTATGGCGGCCGCCAATACATCAACCAATGGTTACCTTACAAGTACCGATTGGAATACATTTAATAGTAAAGGTAGTGGCACAGTTACTAGCGTAGCGGCTACAGCAGGTACAGGTATTAGCGTAACTGGTAGCCCAATTACTACTAGCGGTACTTTAAACATTACCAATACTGCGCCAGACCAAACAGTAGTTTTAACTGCTGGTACAGGTATAAGCACTACTGGTACTTACCCTAACTTTACTATTACTAACACCAGCCCATCTTTAGGTGGTGATGTAGTAGGCCCAGCAAGCGCAACTGATAACGCAGTAGCTAGGTTTGATTCCACTACAGGCAAGCTAATTCAAAACAGCGTGGTTATTGTTAGTGATGCAGGCGCAGTTACAGGCGTTACCACATTAGCCGCATCCACAAGCGTTACAACTCCTATAGTTCAAGCTACCAATTCAGGTGGTTTAGCCCTTAAAAACTCCGCAGGAACAACCCAAATTAGCATGGGTGCAGGCGGTGGTGATAATGCTTCAATCAATGTTTCTACCAATATAAATGGTGCAAACGCACAAATTGACATTAGCCCAACAGGTACAGGTCATGTTCATATAAACCCTACTGGCGTTAATTCAATCCAAGTAAATCCTACTTATGTAGGAACAATGGACAATATGACGATTGGTGCTACAACACCTAAAAATGGTAGTTTTGTTGATTTAAGCGTTACTGGCACAACTAGCTTTGATGGATCGCAAGGTACAGCAGGTCAAGTATTAACTTCTGCTGGCACAGGCGCTACGCCTACTTGGACAACACCAACAACAGGCACAGTAACAAGCGTAACAGCCACTAGCCCTATTGCTTCTAGCGGTGGAACTACACCCAACCTAACATTAGGTAATGTTCCCGTAACTAATCTCAATAGCGGTACAGGCGCAACATCTAGCACTTATTGGCGTGGTGATGGCACATGGGCATCTGTTAGTTCTCCTACATTAGTTTTTCCATTTTTTAAAACAAGCGGAACAGCAGATAATATCAATCTCATAAGCAATCTTTTCTTGCCATTTACAAATTTTGCTGGCACTTCTAAAAATATTGCATTAATTTCGTAAGGATAATCATGGTACGGCTAGTCAAATCAATTTACACAGGAAGTGATGTTACTTCTCTTGGGGAAACAGCGGCAACAGACACTATTGATGGTGTACTTGCCCCACTCATAACAACACTCACCGATGGGGCTACAATTACCCCTGACTTTGCAACTAGCTGTAACTTTACTGTTACGCTTGGTGGCAATCGAACACTAGCCAATCCTACTGGATTAGTGGCTGGTCAGTCAGGTTCAATTTTTATTGTTCAAGACGGTACAGGCAGTAGAACTTTAGCTTATGGTACTTACTACGACTTTATTGGTGGCACAGCCCCAACATTATCTACTGCCGCAAACTCAGTAGACCGCATTGATTACATTGTGCGTTCTTCTACTTCTATTCACGCAGTCTTTACAGCGAACTATAGCTAATGGGTATCTACGATAACGCTTTAGCTGGTGCATCTGGTAATCAAGTAACTGGTTATAACTTAACTAAATCTTTGCGGTTTAGGGCTAGTGCTTCTGCTTATCTAAATAGAACCCCAGCAAGTGCTGGTAATAGGTCTACATGGACTTACAGCACTTGGATTAAAAGAGGAAAACTTGGTGCAGACCAAGGGGTTATTTCTACATATACAGGCACAGCATCAATAAATACGCAATGTGCTTTTACATCAAATGATACTTTAGATTTTTATGATTACGATGGTAGTGGCTTTTCTTTTAGATTAGTAACTACACAAGTATTTCGTGACCCATCGGCTTGGTATCACATTGTTTTAGTTTTAGATACAACACAAGCAACATCATCAAATCGTGTAAAAATGTATGTAAATGGGGTGCAAATAACATCATTTAGTACAGCTACATACCCATCATTAAATTATGCTTTAGCAGATTGGAATAATAATTCTCCACAAAGAATTAGTGAAGTAAATGGCGCTTATTTTGATGGCTATTTAGCGGAAACAAATAACATTGATGGTCAAGGATTAACCCCATCATCATTTGGCGAAAACAACGCCACAACAGGCGTATGGCAACCTAAGAAATACACAGGCACATACGGCACTAACGGCTTCTATTTACCATTTACCAATACTGCAAGCACATCTACTTTGGGTAACGACTTCTCAGGCAACGGTAATACTTGGACAGTAAACAATGTAAGCCTTACTGCTGGTGCAACATACGATTCAATGACAGATGTGCCAACATTGACAAGTGCTACTGTAGCTAACTATTGCGTAATTAATCCTTTAGACAAAGGTACTAACGCTACCGTAGATAACGGCAATTTGCGTGTTTATTCTAGTTCTGGTTGGACTTCTAATCGTGGAACTATGACTTACCCTTCAACTGGTAAATACTACTTTGAATGGGTTTACACAAGCAATAATCCAGCCGCAATGGTTGGTATTGCAACTTATCAAGCCAACAAAAATGCCCAATTAGGTTCAGATGCTTTTGGTTGGGGATACCACTATAGTGGCGATAAATACAATAACAACACAGCAACAGCGTATGGGGCAAGCTACACGACAGGTGATGTAATTGGCGTAGCTTTAGATATGACCGCTGGAACACTAACTTTTTATAAAAACAATACAAGCCAAGGTACTGCATTTAGTGGTTTAACTGGGGTGTATTTCCCTGTATCTGCGGTAGCTGGTGCAACTGCCGCTGAAGGCCCAACAATTAACTTTGGACAACAGCCTTTTGTTTACACACCACCTACAGGCTATAAAGCACTAAACACATATAACCTACCAGACAGCACTATTGTTGCTGGTAATAAGGTTATGGATGCTACTACTTATAGCGGAACAAGTGCTACGCAAAACATTGTTAATGCTGGCGGTTTTAAACCAGATTTAGTATGGACTAAATCAAGAACAAATCCAGCATCAGGATATTTAAATATTCTTAGTGACTCTGTTCGTGGTCAGACAAGTGGTTACTACAATAATCTTTATTCTGATGCTAATTACTCAGAAAATGTAAGTGGTGGAGTATTACCAGCAGTTCAAGGTGGTATAACAACACTTAATAGCAATGGTTTTACTCTTGCAAGTGGTAGCGGATTATCTTATTGGCAAAACGAATCAGGTTATAACTATGTCGGCTGGCAATGGCAAGCTGGACAAGGAACTAACACTACTAATACAAGTGGAACTATTACATCAACAGTAAGCGTAAATGCTTCTGCTGGATTTAGTGTTGTTACTTATACTGGTACAGGAACAAATCAAACTGTTGGTCATGGACTTGGTGTTGCTCCAGCTATGATTATTGCTAAATCAAGAAATAGCACAGCAAATTGGATTACATACCATCAAAGTACAGGCAAAGATGCGTATATGAATTTAAATACAACCAATGCTTCTGCTTCTCTTTCAAATTATTGGGGTACATCGGTAAATTCATCCACTTTTGGATTTTTAAGTAATGCCTATGATAATGGCAATGGCAATATGGTTGCCTACTGCTGGTCAGAAATAGCTGGCTTCTCCCAGTTTGGTAAATACACAGGCAATGGCTCAACTGATGGGCCTTTTGTATATACAGGGTTTAGACCTAAGTTTGTTTTGATTAAATGCACAAATCTTGCTGGTAGCTTTTGGGTTTTGCAAGATACAACAAGAAATCCTTACAATGTTATGAATTCTGTTTTGTATCCTAATAGTAATTCAGCAGAGGCTACAACAACTAATATTGATGCTTTGTCAAATGGATTTAAATTAAGAACAATAAATTCAGACTATAACAATAGTGGTAGTGATACATACATCTACATGGCATTTGCCGAAAACCCCTTTAAAAACGCTTTAGCGAGGTAATTATGTTTTATTCAAAATCTGACGGTCAATACATTCAAGAAGGCAATGCCTTTACCATTGATGGTGTGCAATATCCACAAAACTGGTTAAATCTGTCAACGCCAGAACAAAAAGCTGAAATTGGCTTAGAAGAAGTTATTGCTACTAATAGCCCTGCAAATGACCAATATTACTGGGTTAGCACAGAGTTAAATCAAGCAACTTTGACCTATGTAAACACGCCAAAAGACCTTACAGGCGTTAAAACCAATGAAATTAACCAAGTGCTTGCTAGTGCATATTCTTTGCTTCAGCCAAATGATTGGATGGTTGTAAAGGCATTTGAAACTAGCACAGCCATTAACCCTGATTGGAATACTTGGAGAGCATCTATCCGTGCCACAGCAGATAGCACCCGTACAGCCATTACAGGTGCGGCAGATGTATCAGCGGTTGAAACAATCATGAATTCTATTGTTTGGCCTAAATCACCTACACAAGTTGCTTCAGAATTAGCGCAAACAGAAGAAGAAATACCAGTAGCCTAATGTTTGCAACTGCTTTCCAAGCTAATGCGTTTCAAAATAACGCTTTCCAAATATATGGAGAACCGCCAGCACCTACGGGTAGAACTGGTGGTGATGATGCTTGGATCACGCAGGAAGAAGTACGCAGAATCCAGAAGATTCAACAAAAGATTTCTGAAAGAGAACGCAAGTTAGAGCAAGCAACCAAAGATGCCAAGGATTCACGCAAGCAAGCATTTAAGGATTTAATTGATCCTGTTGCTAAAGTTAAGCAAACTAAAGTACAATCAAAACAAGAGGTTAAAGCTGATATACCGTTAGCTGAAACAGAAGAATTACAACGGTCAATAAGCTACCTTGAAAGACAACGGGATAACATCCTTGCGGCAGTAGCTTACAGACAAGAGGTTGCAAACATTGAAATGCAACTAAGGGTAATGGAAGCCAAACGCCAAGAGGAACTTGACGATGAGGCCGCACTATTACTACTGCTCCACTAAATCCGCACACGGAATATAAGAAGGCTTACGAACACCTACACGCTGGGCGTTTAGATGCTGGTTTTAGATTGTTTGAGTACCGCTGGCATCCTGAAGTAATGGCTAACCAAATTGCTGGGTACGCTAAACCCATGAAAATGCCCGTATGGAGAGGTGAAAGCCTGCTAGGGAAAACCATAACAATTGTTGTAGAGCAAGGTTTTGGTGACATTATTCAATATGCTAGGTTTTTACCTTTTTTAAAAGTTATGGGTGCAAAAAAGGTAGTGATGCTCCAACAAGGATCGTTACACCACTTGCTTGGCCAACTAGATTGCATAGATACCTTCACAAATATGCCAGAAGAAGGTGTTGCTGTTGAATCAGACTATTGGTTAGGCATTATTTCCCTGCCTTATTACATTAGCCTAGCCCCAGCTTACGCTAAAGCCCTATTTCCGCTGTCAATTAAGAAGATTGTTGGCTCTGAAGGCTATTTAGATGCTATTCCAAGCAACATTCCTAAGAAAATAGGCGTTAATTGGTCTACTTCTAAGGGAATTTTGCATTATGTCCGCACCTTAAACCCTGAAATAATGCTTCAAGCCGTTGGTGACGATGCTTATTCCCTAAATGTAGAAGAAGATAAGTTTTGGACACCACTTCCTAACGATGGTTGGAAGCAAGATTGGGCTAAAACTGCAAGCCATTTAAAGGCTCTTAAAGGCTTGGTAACGGTAGATACAGGCATAGCCCACTTAGCTGGTGCTTTGGGCGTTAGAACTATTGTAATCATGCCTAGGAAAGAATTTAAGTGTTGGCGTTGGAAACACGGCACTTGGTACAACTCTGTAGTAACAATCGAAGAAGATGAGATGGACAAAATACCTGAAATCATAAGGAGAATGTAATGCTTTGCCCAAAATGCGGATATTCCGAAGGAAACCACTTAGAAGCCGTAAAAACTGATGAAGAATTCTTTTTAGAATGGTGGACACCGACTATTGGTGAAGAAGCCGCCAAAGCATCATGGCAAGACAAACTAGCTATGAAGTCTAGGGTAGCCCCTGCAATCATGCCAGACATTCAGGGCCACATAAGCATGGCTGATGGCACTTGGGTATCTTCCAGATCAAAGCACCGTGAAAACCTAAAACGCAACAATTGTATTGAAATAGGCAACGATGTGTCTTTTGAGCAAAAAAAGCCTGAATTTAGTCGTAAAGAACAAGAAGCCCGTAAGCGTGAAATTGCGGAAATTACCTATGCAAAACTTAGATAAGGAGCAGTAAATGAGTGATGACCGCAGAGAAATGCTAGAAGCCGCTTTAGAACAAGCCGAAGAAGGCACACTAGAAACCCCTGTTGAAAAGGAGATAGAAGTAAATGACGATCCAATCCAAACCGAAAACGCCAGCGAAGAAGAAGCCAGCCCTGAAGAAAGCAACAACCGTGACGAAAAGGGTCGTTTCAAAAGCAATGCCAAAGAAACCAGTAGCCAAGACGATACCGTTGAAGAATCTGAGCCTGTGGCAGAAGTTACTGATGAAGTTCAAGAAGAAGTAAAACGCCCTACAACTTGGAAAAAAGAGTATGTTGATGTATGGGAGAAGATGAAGGGCGGCAAACCGCTAGATGAAAAAGAATTTGCTAAATTTGCAGAATATGCCAATCAACGCGAATCTGAGTACAAAAAAGGCGTATCTGCTTATAAGAATGAAGCTGACAATGCTCGCCAATTAACCGAAGCTATTGGTCAATTTGCCCCTGAATTGCAACAACAAGGTATTCATCCTGTAGCTTGGATCAACAACCTTGGCCGCGCCCACATGATTTTAACCAAAGCACCCTACGATCAGAAGGTGCAGATGTTCCATAGACTTGCACAAGATTATGGAATACAATTGAATTCAGATAGCGTACAAACGCCAGAACAGGCGTATGTAGATCCGTATCAACAGCAGTTAATGCAACAACTTCAAGCTACTCAGCAACAAGTTCAGCAACTGTCAGCGATACGGGAACAAGAAGAAAATGCTCGATTGACTAATGAAATCAGTCGGGTTAGTAGTGACAAAGAGCGGTTTCCGCACTTTGAAATGGTACGGGAAGATATGGCTCAATTACTTGAGCGAGGTTTAGCCCCAAACCTAGAAACGGCTTATGCCAAAGCAGTGCGTATGAATGATGAAGCGTTCAAGCTGGAACAAGAAAAACTCTTGAGATCAGCAGGTTCACAAGCATCTAAGGCACAGCAAGTAGCAAAAGCTAAAGCAACTGCGGTTAGTCCACGATCCGTTACACCTAGCGGTCAAGTGAGTAAAGCAGATGCAAAGGATAGACGATCCTTGCTGATGGCTAATTTAGCCGATGCAGAGGGTGGTCGGGTTTAACTTAATCTAATAAAGGAAATATCATGGCATTCGCAAATAGCGCAATCACCGATATTATCGCTACTACCATTCAAAGCCGTAGCGGAGTATTGGCAGACAACTTAACACAAAACAACGCAATCCTACAGCGTCTTAACTCTAAAGGTAATGTTCGGCCCTTTTCAGGCGGAAATGTAATCTTAGAGGAGATAATGTATAATGACCCAAATACTAATAATGCTAACTCGTATAGTGGCTACGAAGTATTAAACATTACGCCTGACAGCCCCATCAGTGCGGCTCAGTTCAGCATCACTCAGTACGCTGATTCAGTAACAATGTCTGGTTTAGAAATGTTGCAGAACTCAAGCAAAGAAGCAATCATCGACCTGTTAGATGGCCGTATGCAAGTTTCCGAAGCTCGCTTGTTAAACCGTATTTCTACTGACCTTTATGGTGACGGTACAGGTAACGGTGGAAAAAACATTACGGGATTGGCCGCGGCTATTAGTACTTCTCCTTCGTCTGGAACGTACGGTGGCATCAATAGAGCTAACTGGGATTTCTGGCGTAATCAAGCAACAACTGGTGCTGACACATCCGCTTTGATCCAAGCCGCAATGACTACAGCCGCTATCAAGTCCGTTCGTGGAACTGATAAAACTGATTTAATCATTGCTGGTAACACTTTGTATCAACGCTATGTTGCATCCTTACAAGCTATTCAGCGTATTGCTGGTGTTGAAGAAGGTGCGGCTGGTTTTGCTTCACTCAAGTTCTACGGTGGCGGTATGTCTGCTGATGTGGTATTAGGTGGTGGTATTGGCGCACAAGAAAACGCATTGTATATGTACTTCTTGAACACTAATTACATCTTCTTCCGCCCACACAAAGAGCGTAATTTCGTTCCTATCGGTGGCGAGCGCCAGTCAATCAACCAAGATGCAATCGTGAAGTTATACGGTTGGGCTGGTAATTTGACTTGTTCAAACAGCCAATTACAAGGCGTGTTGACAGGTTCTTAATCGAATCTATTAACTCAACTTAACTAATAGAAAAGGAATTATCATGGCATATTCAACCCTACCCATCGCAGGTGTAGACCTTGTAGATACACAAACCGTAGTCGAATTGACTGCACAAGGCACTCCAGCTTCTACTGGCCCATTGGGCTTGCAAACTTTTGGTAACGATGGTTTGCGTTATGTTTGGGCAGTAGCAGGTGCGGCTATTACAGCTTCAACAGCTACTTGTTCAGTAAACGCTTCAACCTTTGTAGCTACCGCTTCTGCTGGCACTTACTTGTCACCAGCAGTCGCAATGGCTTCTGGCGATTACGGCTGGTTTAGCAAGGCTTCAGTTTGATTAGCTTAAAACGCTAAAATGTAGTAAAAACAAGGGGTTGGCTCAAAAGGCTGACCCCTTTTTTCTTTTTAACCTTTACCTAACTACTTAGGAGATTTAAAAATGGCTTTACCTTCAGACGAAAACAATGCAGATTCACGCTTACAAGTACGCTTTTACAAAAAACCCGTACATCAAGAGCAAGAATCATTAGAGGCTGGCAGACCAATTTACAAAGAATTTGACTTTGTACACATTTGCGTTGCTGGCGATACCCTAACCGAAATTGACACTTTTGCACTGCAACAACATAAACAGCGTTTCCCAATCCAATGGGCAAACTACATGAATCGTGTAGGTGCAAACGATGAAGAAGTGGTTGGAACACCTGTATCAGAATGGCCTTTAGTATCAAAAAGCCAAGCTGAAGAACTACGGGCAATGAAATTCCACACGGTAGAATCTATTGCAAATGCTTCGGATCAGCAATTACAGCGCATGGGTATGGCGGCAGGAATGTCACCGTATGCGTTCCGCGATAAGGCAAAGGCTTTTTTAAATCTAGCAACAACTTCTGCTGAAACAGATAAGCGTGAACAAGAAATTAACGCTTTAAAAGAAGAACTTGCCAAAAAAGATTTAGAAACTGTTAAAATGAAAGCAGAAACAGATGCAAAGCTGGCTCAAATGCAAGATCAGATGGCCGCTATACTTGCCGCTGTTGGTGAAAAGAAACCCCGTAAACAGAAAACGGTAGCCACAGAGGAAGCCTAAAATGTCATATACCATGCTCGAATTAGTCCAGCAAGTTACCGCTGAACTAAACTTAGCCGTTCCAACTTATGTGCAAGGAAATACCAGCCAAGATGTGCAACAAGTCTTGGCCTTGATGAATCGCGCAGGTTATGACTTGGTTAAGGAGCATGATTGGCAGGCTTTAGAACTAGAGTATCGGTTCTACACTAATGCAATAACCACGACCTGCAACACTACGAATGGTTCTTATCTATTAAACAACATTCCTAGTACCGCAGGTCTGGACAGCAATTACTCTATTGTTGGCACAAATGTTCCGCAAGATACTTATGTAGATAATGTTATTGATTCATTTAGTTTGACTTCTAGTCAAAAATCATCAGCAACATCGGTAGGTCAATCAGTTACTTTTAGCAGAACTATTTATCCATTACCGCCTGATTACGAAACTATTACCGATAACACGCATTGGGATAAAACAAAACATTGGCAAATGCTTGGCCCTGTTGATGCACAACAATGGCAATGGCTTAAATCTGGTTATATCTCAACAGGCCCAAGGGTACGCTGGCGTATTCTAGGTGGCAAATTTCAGATATGGCCACCATACAACACACAAGAGTATTTAGGCTTTGAGTATCGTTCTAAAGGTTTTGTGCGTAGTTCTACAGATCAAGTAAAGAACAGCTTTACAGCCGACAATGACACAACTGTTTTGGACAATACTGTATTGGTATTAGCTACAAAGCTAAAGTATTTCCAAATCAAGAACTTTGATACTACTGCACTGCAACAAGATTATATGCGTTACCTAAACATTGCTAAAGCCAATGACAAGGGTTCTGCTACCCTATCTTTTGCACCGCAACCAAGTGCCGTGCTTATCGGCTGGGCAAATATTCCTGATACTGGTTATGGAAGCTAATTATGGCAGTCCCACAAAAGAGAAATGCCGTAACTGCCTCGATTACAGCACCTATAGGCGGTTGGAACGCAAGGGATTCTATTGCCCAGATGCCGCCTACGGATGCGGTAACTCTTAATAACTTTTACCCTACCCCTACTGATGTCCAGTTAAGGCTAGGTTACACAAGATATAGTCAACTAACCACCACCACAGGTGTAGTAGCTATTTCTACTATTACCCGTGTTGAAACTTTAGCTACGCTGACTACAGCTTCTGCTCATGGTTTGACTACAGGTAGAAAAGTATCTATTACTGGTACAACACCTGCTACTTTCAGCGGCATTTATACAATTACAGTAACTAGCGCTACTCAGTTTACTTACACAATGGCTACAGTCCCTAGCGGAAACGCTACTGTTGTTGGGGTGTATGCAATTGGTCTTACTAGCCAAGTAAATACTGTAATGAACTACGCAGGGCCTACTTCTCAAAAATTGTTTGCCGCTACTGGCACAAAAATATACAACACCGACACAAACCCAGCAACTGAATCGCTTACAGGCATAACTAACGATAAATTTCAGTATGTCAACATTTCAAACGCTGGCGGTAACTTCTTATCCGCAGTAAATGGCGCTGATCCAGCTTTAATTTACAACGGTACAGAATGGGTCAGAATAGCAAGTAGCACGGCTACAGTCGGTATAACTACACTTACCCGTGTAGGCACATTGGCTACAGCAACTACATCCGCTCCGCATGGATTGATTACTGGCAACCAGATTACCGTTATCGGTTGCACTCCTGCCGCATTTAATGGCACATTTGTTATTACTAGAACTGGTGCAAACACATTTACCTATGTAATGGCTTCAACTCCTGCAAGCGATGCTACTGTTATCGGCACTTACAGCATTGCTTTAGCAATTACTGGCGTTGATTCTTCTGATTTAGTTCATGTAAACCTGTTTAAAAACAGACTGTATTACACGCAAAAAAACAGCATGAAAGTCTGGTATTTACCAGTTAACTCTATTGCTGGTGCGGCTTCTCCCCTAGATTTTGGTGGCATTGCCCGTAACGGTGGCTTTATTCAAGCTATGGGTACTTGGACTATTGATGCAGGACAGGGCGTAGATGATTACGCAGTCTTTGTAACCAATATGGGTGAAGTTATTGTATTTAACGGTACAGACCCTAGTGACCCTTTAGCTTGGGCATTAAAAGGTGTATGGCAATTAGGTTTTATATTTAGCCGTAGATGTATGTTCAAGTTTGGTGGCGATCTTCTATTGCTTACTCAAGATGGTTTAGTGCCACTAGCTTCTGCATTGCAATCTAGCCGTTTAGACCCTAGGGTTAACCTTACCGATAAAATATTCTTTGCCATTAGCCGTGAAGCTGATCTTTATTCTGCTAACTTTGGCTGGCAGATCATTTATTACGCCAAACAAAATATGCTGTTAATCAACATTCCATCGTCTGATGGGGTTCAGCAATTTGTAATGCACACTATTAGCAAGGCATGGGCAAGTTTTAGCGGCATCAGCGCTACTTGTTTTGAATTGCAATACGATGACCTATATTTTGGTGGTGCAGGCTTTGTAGGCCAATATTGGAACGGTTATAGCGATGATGGGGGCAATATCAACGCATCCGTACAGCAAGCCTATAGCTATTTTGAAGCATTAGGACAGCTAAAACGCTTTACTTTGGTTCGCCCAATTATCCAGACAGATAATGGTTTTCCCTCAGTTTTATGCGGTATTAACACCGATTTTGATTACCAAAATCAAGTAGGGCAAATTGCTTTTAACCCATCAAACACCAGTTTAGGTACTTGGGATAATGCTTTATGGGATCAACAAACATGGGGCGGTTATTTGAGTATTAACCGTATTTGGCAGGGCGTTACAGGATTAGGCTTTTCTGCTGGTATTAATATGAGTATGGCCTCCCAAGGTATTGATGTGCATTGGGTATCTACCGATTATGTGATGGAAAGAGGTGGCGTTCTTTGAGGCAAGTCACTACTGACAATCAAAGATATATGGGCGATTGGCTGGTTCGTTTAATGAACCATCCGTTACCTGAGGAAACAGTATGTATAGGTCAAGAAATAGACGGTAATTTAGTGGCAGTAGTAGGATTTGCTAGTTTTATGCCAAAAGCGTGTCAAATGCACATTGCGGCAGTAGATGAAGTCAATTGGATGAGTAGAGATTTATTGTGGGCGGCTTTCGATTATCCCTTTAATAAACTTGGAGTTAGCGTTATACTAGGGCAAATTTGTGCAGATAATGAATCTGCCCTAAAATTAAACCGACACCTTGGTTTTAAAGTAATAGCCGAAATCCCTGATGCTCACATGGATGGTGATTTAGTGATTATGGCTATGAGGCGTGAAGATTGTCGATGGCTCGACATCAAATGCCCTTTAAGAACAGTAAAAGGAGAATGACATGGGTGGTGGTGGATTTTTAGGATTAGGGCCTGCGCCAAGTGCGCCAGCCGCACCTAATTACAGTCAACTTGCAAAAGATACAGCCGCAAGTAACTTGCAAGCCGCACAAACGGCTACTGCCGCCAATCGTGTAAACCAAATTACTCCTTACGGTAATTTAACTTATTCCGAAACTGGCACAGATTCCCAAGGAAATCCAACTTGGACAGCCAATACAAGCCTTTCTGATGTAGGCCAAAGTTTATTAAATAATCAAAACCAAGCCAGTTTAGGTCTTGGTTCTACCATTAATTCAGCTTTAGGCCGCACACAAAACATGATGGGGCAGGGATTTAACCCTAACCTACCATCTACAGGATTTAATGCTGGTCAGACTTACCAAGATGCTTATATGCAACGCCTTGCTCCGCAAATTGAGCAAAGCCGTGAATCTACAATGGCACAACTAGCAAATCAAGGTATTGTGCAAGGCACAAAAGCCTATGACAACGCTATGCGTACACAGGCAATGAGAGAAAACGATTTATTGTTGGGTGCAACTACTCAAGGTTTTGGCGTTGGTTCACAAGCCAATCAGCAAGCATTTAACCAAGAACTCACAAAATACAATTTGCCACTTAATACATTAAGTGCATTGCGTTCTGGGGCGCAAGTTCAAAACCCATCATTTGTTAACTCTGCAAATCAAGCTAATACAAGTGGTGCTGATTTTCTAGGTGCTGGTCAGATGGGCTACAACGCCCAAATGGGTGACTTTAACGCTAAACAAGCGGCACAGCAAAACTTAAATAGTGGTTTATTTAGTCTTGCTGGTTCAGCAATGTTGTCTGATGTTCGCACTAAAGAAAACATTGTAGCAATCGGTACTTTACCTAATGGTTTACCGTTTTACCAGTTTGAATATAAGCCTGAGTTTAAAGATTACCCATTAGCAGGACATGGAACGCACACAGGCGTGATGGCACAAGAAGTTCAAGCCTTTATGCCAGAAGCTATTATTACCCTTAAAAACGGCTATTTAGCCGTAGATTACGGAAAACTAAATGCTTAATCCATACATTACTAATGTAAACCCGTATTTTGCACAGCAAGATCAAGAAGGTTTGATGCCTGTATTTCAAAACATTGGAAATCAACAAGCCAATCAACAGGCGGCACTTGCACAGCAAAACCAATTAGTACAGCAAGCTGGTCAGACAGGGCAACAAGGTGGCATGAACCCTATGGCTATGGCAATGGCTTTGCGTAAAAAAGACCCAAGGAAGCCTGCAACTGTTACAGACTACAGTCAACCAATGCCAGTAGATTCAGCTTATAACTACGCAGGGTATTAATCATGGCTGATATGGGAACACTTACTCCAGAACAAATGTTGCAACAGCAACAGATTTTACGCCAGCAAAAAATGGCTGAAATGCTTGTGCAACAAGGTATGCAACAACCGCAAGGTCAAATGGTTAGCGGTCGTTATGTTGCCCCTTCATTTACCCAAAACCTTGCTGGTTTAGCCAATGTTTATTTTGGTCAAAAAGGTATTGATAAAGCCAATCAAGCACAAATAGACTTAGCAAAACAGTTAAGAGCAGACGAAACTTCTGCTATGGCTGATTTTCTTCAGCAAAAACAAGGTAAACCTGCTGAAATGTACCCAGCCCAAGCTGGTCCAATGCCTACTGGCGGCAATATTCCATTACAAGAATCCGCGCCTGCTGTTGCACCAAATCCGCAAGCGGCTTATGCAAGTCTGTACGCAAATCCAAAAGCATCTGCCGCACAAAGAAATTTAGCTTTTACAAAAATGAACGCTGAACCTGAATCGTTTACTTTATCTGAAGGAGCTGTTCGTTTTGAAAAACAACCTGATGGAACTACAAAACAAGTAGCCGCAGGAGTTAAAAAACCTATTCAAATTGATACTGGAACTGCTATTGAGTTCCGTGACCCAGATAATATTGGCAAAGTTTTACAAAGAATTCCTAAGTCGCAAATGCCTACTGCTGGTCAGGTTTATGAAAGTGCTGAAGGCCCATTGTTAATAAATACAAAGGCAGGTACTGCAACGCCTTTGATGATTAACGGCCAAACAATTTCACCTAAATTAACTGCTGAACAATCAAAAGACATTACAGCAGTTAATCAACAAAGAGCAACAATTGATGGCGCTATTGCTGATGTCAAGAAAAATAAATCAGCGTTTAGTTTTGGTCGTGGGTTGGCTCAAAATGCTCCTTATGGCGAATCAATTGCAGGTAGATTTGAAAAACCTGAAGATACGCAAACCCGTGCTTATGTATTTAACAATGTGTCATCTGTAATTAAAGAACGTGCAGGTACAGCCCAAAGCGCACAAGAATTGCAAAGACTTAATTCTTTCTTACCAGCCACAACTGATAACGCTGACCAAATCGTTGCTAAATTAGATGGATTCAAAAAATATTTAAACGACTTTGAAAAAGGTACAAGAGTATCTCCGTCTGCTAAACCTGAAACCCAGCAATCAAATTCATTTTCAAGTGAAGCCGATGCCCAAAAAGCATTTAGCGCAGGAAAGTTAAAAGCAGGACAAAAAATTACCATTAACGGTGTTAGCGGAACTTGGCAATAATATGGCATTTATACCTGATACTCAGCAAGCCCCACGCTTTGTCCCTGATGAGGTAGTAGCACCCTCATCAACGAACTACGCTGGCCCAGTTATTCAAGAAAACCCAGTTTGGGAATCTAATGCTGGTGGTGCGGCTTTTGGTAAACCAAGAATGGTTAATCGCACTAATGTTCAAGATCAACCTAGGCCTTTAGAATCTGCTCTAGCTGGCATGACAAAGTCTGCTGTTGATCCAATTGTTGCAGGCGCACAATTAGCAACAGGCGGCAATTTAGGAACAAGCCAATTAGCACAAAACTTAGATAAGCAGGCTGATGTTTACTACAATGCAAACCCAGTTTCGTATATTGCTGGTCGTGTAGGCGGTGCTGTTGCTCCTGCTTCAGTCGTTACTAAGGGTGCTGGGATGATTCCTAGCTTTGCCCGTGCCAATCCAATAGTGCAAGGTGCGGCTTTAGGTACTACTTCAGCGTTAATGACCCCTACTAACACGGGTGAAACTGGCTCAGATTTATATAAAAATGTTGGTCAAAATGTTGCGCTTGGCACGGTTTTAGGTGGTGCTATTCCTGCGGCTGGTCAATTGCCATCTATGTTGCGTGGTAAACAGCCCAGCCAACAAATGGTTGATGCCATTACTAAAGCAAGAGATCTAGGTTATGTAATACCGCCAACCCAAGCTAACCCTAGTGCGCTTAATCGGTTTATGGAAGGCGTTGCTGGAAAAATTAGCACGGCTCAAAACGCTAGTGCTAGAAACCAAGAAATTACTAACAAATTGGCCGCTAAAGCATTAGGATTAGCTGACGATACAGCAATTACTCCGCAAGTATTGGCAGATTTACGCTCTACAGCAGGAGATGCTTACAAAAATTTAGGTCTTTCAGGTCAAGTAATAACTGACAAATCTTATTTAAACGCTTTGGATGATATTGCCAAGCCATTTGTTGTTGCATCAAAAGGCTTTCCTAATGCAACGCCAAGCCCAGTTTTGGATTTGGTTGAATCTTTAAAATCACCTAGCTTTGATGCTACTGCCGCTATTGAAAAAGTAAGACAACTAAGAACTGCCGCTGATGACGCATTTAGAAGCGGAAATACAGATGTAGCAAGAGCATCTAAAAGTGCCGCAACTGCAATTGAAAACGCATTAGAAGGGCATTTATCTAAGACAAATCAAACTGATCTTTTAAATAAGTTCAGAGATGCCCGTCAGTTAATAGCTAAGACTTATTCTGTTGAAAAAGCCGCTAACCCAACTACTGGAACTATTGATGCTAAAAAATTAGCCGCCCAATTACAGCGTGGCAAACCTTTATCTAAAGAATTAAAAGATATTGCACAGTTTAGCCAAGCATTTCCAAAAGCAAGTCAAACAACAGAAGCTATGGGTAGCTTGCCACAATTAAGCCCATTGGATTATGCCGCTGGATTAATTGGTGGAGTAAGCACAGGTGGTGCTGGTGCTGGGGCTATTTTGGCTAGACCAGCATTAAGGGCAATTGCATTATCTTCTCCTGTTCAAAATCGTTTATTACCAAACACGGCCGCACCATTTTTAACGCCTGACCAGCGTAACTTGTCAAGACTATTAACATTACAGGGCGTACAAGGAGTAACAAATGAGTAGAAACGGATCGGGTACATATTCCCTACCTGCTGGTAATCCAGTAGTAACCAATACAACAATTAGTTCTACTTGGGCTAATACAACCCTTGCTGATATTGCTACCGCATTGACAGGAAGTCTAGCCGCAGACGGTCAAACAACTGCTACTGGCAACCTGCAAATGGGCAATAACAAAATTGTTAACTTGGATGACGGTACAAACCCTGCTGATGCAGTTAATTACGGTCAACTGTTAGCGGCTGTTGGTGGTACTGGAAAAGTTATTCAAACGGCTGTCGGTACATCTGGCGCGGCATATTCGACATCTACTAGCTATGTAACAACAGGTTTAACTGTTTCAATCACGCCTACTTCAAATACTAGCAAAATCCTTATCCTTACCCACGCTATGATGTGGCAGACCAATGCTTATGCTAGTGGAAACTCATATACCGCACTTTTTCGCAATGGTGCAAACCTTGTTACTGGTGCTGATTGGACAATTACTGCTGGTCAACCACAATATTCAGCTATTGCAATTACCCACTTAGATAGCCCAGCAACCACTTCTGCCGTTACTTATGCTGTTTATTTTAGAAATGATAGCGGTGGTAATGCGGCATTTAACAGCGGTGGTAACGCAGGCTCAATTATTGCTTTGGAGATTACAGCATGATTACAACAATTGGTTACCCACAAGCATTGGTTGCATTAGCGCCAGATGCACAATTTTCAATGACGAATGTGCTTGATTACAATACTTTGGCTTGGTATTCGCAAGGGATTCCTATTCCTACACAAGCTGAATGTGATGCTGAAATTGTTGTTCTACAGGCACAAGAGCCATTAAATCTATGTAAAGAGCAAGCCAGCAAGTTGTTGTATGAAACCGATTGGACAACTATTCCTGATGTTGCCAATTCTGCTGTTTCAAATCCGTACTTGCTAAATCCTTCTGATTTTGCCGCTTACCGTAGCCAATTGCGCCAGCTTGCAGTTTATCCTGTTGCTGACCCTGTATGGCCTACAAAACCTGCTACTCAATGGAGTGCATGATGTCAACAGAAATTGATCTCTTTAAATACGGTCAACTGGTAGCACAAGTAGATGCTATGGAAAAGAAAATAGATAAGCTAGAAAGCGGTATGGAACAGCTTTTGGAATTAGCCAATAAAGGTCGTGGTGGATTTTGGGCAGGAATGGTAATTGTTTCCGCTTTATCTACCTTTATTGGTTTCATAAGCCATTATGTGACAAGCAAATGATTTTAGAAACCGTTATTGGGGCATTAATTCCCGTTGGCATTGACGGGATTAAAAGCCTTATTGGGATGGTTACAGGGGGCGTAAAGCCTATTTCTGTAGATGAGCAGATCAAGCTAGACCAAAACGATATAAACAAGCTACAAGCCATTGCCGCGCTAGATAACCCCTACGGTACACCTAGCCAATGGGTAATCGATTTAAGAGCTTCTAGCCGCTATTTAGGGGCATTGTTTGTAATTACAATGGGTATCAGTACATTGTTTATTTCTGTAACTCCAGAAATACAAAGAATTGGCGTTGAAGCCGCAAATATAGCGTTTGGATTCCTATTTGGAACACGCATTATGGCTAACCTTAAAAAATGATTAATAGCCGCTCATTAGATGAACTTACGCCCCCAGCCAAAGGGCGCGTAGAACAATTCTTACAACTTTGCAAAGAGAATGACATAGATCTATTAGTTACTTCTACTTATCGCGATCACGAATCACAACAGGCTTTGTACGAACAAGGTAGGACTACAGCAGGAAAGGTGGTTACTAATGCTAAAGCTGGCGATTCTTGGCATAACTGGCGTTGTGCTATCGATGTTGTACCCCTCATTAACGGTAAGCCTAATTGGGATGGCTCTGATCCTGTATGGACTAAAATCGGGGAACTAGGGGAGCAAGCAGGATTAGAATGGGCTGGCAGGTGGAAAACATTTAAAGAGTTAGCCCACTTTCAATATACTGGTGGACTAACCCTGACTGATCTTAAAGAAGGCAAGCAGATCGCTTAAAAAGGGGCGTAGCTGTCATTGTGGTAGCTAACCTTACGCACCCTAAATTGAAACAATTGCTCATGTTCTGGGAACTCTTTAGCAAACTTCCTAGCGTAGTGACTAATCCAACCGTCATCTATCTTAAAGTCCCCAGTATTACCTATGGCCGTTTCCCAGCGTACTCTATGGAATACGCATTTAGCTGAAAAGTATTGCCGCCTTGATGCGACCTGCAAAGAGAACTTTTTAAACATCAACCAGATGTCAGGGTTTTGAGCATCATATATTTCAAACTTTTCTTTAGTCCATTTGTTATTCATGTCTCTTGTGCCTTTCTTAGTATTGCTCTAGCAAACTCTCGTCTACCAGCATAGGTGTCAATAATATTTGAAACTTCATCACCTACTGCATCTATTTCCTCATCTGTTAGTGTCAATTCAGGCTTTTCTTGCCATACAGGTTTGAAATTAACTAATGGGTCATCTGTTAGTGTCTTTGCTGGATGGGTGTAGAGTGGTGTCGTAATGCCCATGTTTTCCACTTCATTTTCTGAAACGCAATCGGCTAAATACAATGCCTCATCTTTAAACCTAACCAAGTTAATCCACGCTACTGGTTCATTGTTCATATTGGATACCCCTGAGTTAGATAAGTAGTACCAAAAATAATTACACAAATAAACAAGGCCATCAAACCGCCTAAAATAAATTCTTTCATGCTGATCTCCTAGTGAAATAATTTGTAGCGTGGGTGACAAGTAACTTCTACTGGAACATCGCTCATAATGCCGTTAATCCTGCGTTTGGCAGTAATAATTACTGGGCGCGTACCAGCTTCTTCACACTCAGTAATACCAAGGATTACGGCTTGGCGATTCATGTGATACGCCTGCTTATCAGTTTCAAGGCTGACATGAGGCGGTGGGTCAAAAGAACTACAGGCGGCTAATGCTAATGGGGCTAAAAGTAATAAATATTTCATGATTTTTCCAGTTCTGAGTAAACTTCTTCTGCTTGTTTAACAAATTCATTAAAATTAAGGGCGTGTATCATTTCTAACACGCTGGTTTTGGTGTCGCAAATAAATACATCTTCTATATCTAGACTTCCTGAATGGCCCAAGCTAGGCTCATCGGGTTCTGCTGAACCGTGTATGTCAAGGTAGGTGTCACCAACATACATTGAAAATAAATAGTTATTGCTCATGTCTATCTCACTTTTTATAAAGTATGCCCCCGTAGGGGCTAGTTAATTACCATTGGTCAAAAAATACATTTGCACATTTTGCTTGTTTGTAATTTTTGTAATCTTCTTCTTTTTCCCAAGTAGCATAAATTTGGCAACCAGCAGTATTGCTTGTAGATTCGCAAATACCACCATTTGCTAATTTGTAAACATGACCAGCACCAGACCAAAATTTGCAATTACGACCAATAAATTCTGAGCCAACTAAGTCAGGCTTATTGTCTGTGTCAGGTTTAACAACATTAGGATTTTGTTGTTTAAAGTTTTCTAAGTAAGCTATGTAGCTATCCATTTGTGACATTTGAATCTCCTTTTTCTATTTCACTCCCCAATGGAGTAACTCCAGTTTAGTTAAGCTATCTTAACATTGCAAGTATTATTTTATAGGGATAAACCCTAATATGGTAAAAAAGCAACAGGGCAGTATTTAGCAGTTATTAGCTGTTAGGTGGAAAGCCGCAAAAACCCTAACTTACTGCATCCTACTATGGCGGCTTAACGCCCTAAAGAAGTTGGGGTACTCCTTGCGTTTCCCCCGTTCCCGTGAAGGAATTAAAGATTGTTTTTGATCTGATAGACCCGTAACAAGTGTTGGAAACATTCCCAGCCATTTTGTAGCTTGGTTTCTTCAACTTCTATTAATTTTACTTGGTTTGTAGTTCCGTTGACAAATACGATAGCGCACCGTGCAGTAGGCAAGCCTAGTCCTTCGCGATAGGCCGCTAACTGCATTTCATGCTCAAAATATACATCAACTTTGTCAAGGTCGGTATCTTTAGTTTTAAAGTCTACAATGAAGCCTGTACCTTGACCATTGACAGGTTTAGCCATTAAGTCACATTTGCCACCAAACCCTAGATGATGCCCAAAAGAACGCTCTGCAAGCCAAGGCTGGTCACCAAACGCGCTTTTAAGCGTACTATCAATTGCATCAAGATAAGCTGGCTTTTCTGGCAAGTACATCTGCTCAAAGTAACCCTCAATAACCGCATGAATTGCCGTACCGCGTTCTGCCGCTTCCCTGCCCGTAGCTTTACTATCCTGCATAACGCGCTTTAGCCACTCCTGTTCTTCTTCCCCTTCTAATCTAGGAAGGGTTAGGGCCGCTAAAAGGACTTGTTACTGTTTCCATGTATCAAGGCCTGCTTTCGATAATTGGCCGTTAATTGTTGTAACACTTGGCAAAAGTCCTTCTTTTCGTGCATCCCGAAGCGTTGTTGGCCGTTCCCCAGTTTTGCCGATGGTTGTATAGGCTGGAGTGCCGTCTTTTGTGTACCAATGACCATTTTCTTGTACCTTTTCTTTAACTATCATGTTTTCTTGCCTCTAACATAGCATCGGCAAAAATGTAGCAATATTCAGCCACAACTGCTATTTCTGATGACATATCACCCTCTCTTTCAGGATCACCAATTTCAAAAAGTCCTCCATCGTTTTCCATGCAATCTTTTGCAAACTGAAAAGCCATTGGCATAGCCTTGGCCGCAAAATAATCACGCAAGGTCATTTCTATTGGCCCAATAAGGTTGTTTTCTTCTAAAAATGATTTCATGTTAGCCCCTTAAAACGGAATATCGTCAAGGTTAGTATCTTCAGTCTTTGGCTCATTTGCATCCCTAGCCTTTTGACCGCGCCATTCAGATGATTCTGTAATCTTTTCTTTGTAATACTTTGGTAACGCATCGTATTTAGATTGGTCAAATTCAGCTAACCAAAAATGATTTACAGGGTTAATGCCTTCTGGCTGGGCGGTGCGTAATGCTGAAGGTACGGGGCTAATACCGCTGATGTTGGCGTATTTGCCATCTTCTGAGTGCGTGATATTAACCATACAGAATTTACCTAGCAAACCCTTTAAATCAAAGTTTTTGCGATCTTCTGCGGTCATTTTTTTGTTAGACCATGCTTCTAAATCTTGGCGTAATCTAGCTTGATCCCCAAGGCTAACCGTATAACGCTTAGACACAATCAAAGGTTTACCGTCATCCGTTTTTAATGGCTGGTCGGTATCGTCATTACCGTGCAATTCCCAAGTCAATACAACCTTGTGCATGATTTTGGATTCGCCAGCCCATTCTACGGATTGGTGGCCAAGGTCAATGATGCTATATAAACGCGCCATGTGAAGCCCTGCTGGGGCTATTTTAAATTCTTTGCTGTTATCTGAAATAATCATTTTGCATTCCTAAAAATATTTGAAAAGTCATTAAAGACTGTTTTTAATAATGGGTTTGGTTTGACAGGCGCAGAAAGTCCACACGCATAGCGTAGGTCACCTATTTCATCTGCTGTTAAAAAGACACCATCATCGAGGTCTTTAAAGATGCGTTCCAAATGTTCTTGGAAGCTATTGAAGTCTTGATCTTGCTCACTCATAAGAGTTCTCCTAATTAACACGGCACATTGCCGTATTTAGATATTAAGCTAACTTAAAATATATTGCAAGTGTTTATTGTAAAAATGTTGTTTATTTGTTAAGATAGCTGAATGGATAAAATTACAGCAACCGCAATGATCCGTTTACTAGGTGGCCCAACACGGGTTTCTAAAATGGTTAATGTTTCAGTCCCAGCCGTATCTATGTGGCAAAACGGTAATATACCTTACGATAAGCTGGTGATCCTTGCCGCGACATTGGAGAAAGAAAGCCACGGGTTAATTAGCCGAAAGTCGCTATTTCCCGACACTTATCAGTTAATTTGGCCTGAGTTGCAAGATTAGGTTATACTGTGCTGGCAGAGTGAGATCTGTTTAGTAAGTACCTCTTAAACCAAGACCCCTTTGGGTTGTTCTGAGTGTTTAGTAAATGAGATAAGAGGCATTTATTAAGCAATCTCACCTTAGAGCAACCCCAAGGGGTTTTTCTATTTCTGCCGTACTCCAAACGATATTAAGCACTTAACTGGGTGGCGTGGAATAGAACATGGGCTGGTTTACACCTAACAGCAAGCCCCGTAGCCTTGAGTGGGGACTACACAAGACGGACAGGACAACGGTGATAGACAACCTGACCATCGAATGAACACTACCTTAGGGAGCATTAGTTTGGCTCAACTGCTAAATGGATGGGGTGCTTATCACCATTGGGAAACCTGTGAGTAAAAAGCAACACTTAGGGAAAACACCTACAAAATACTTTAAAAAACACTTGATCTTGTTAAGCCACCTTAATATACTGGTATCACTCAATAACGAGTGAGATAGAAAAAGGAACGCAAAATGACATATATAAACAATCAAATCATTCAACAAGCAGTGGATTTAATTATTAACACAAGAGATTTTTGCGGTAATGAAAAGCAAGCCGTAAAGGACTTTTGTGCAGATGAAAATATTAGCGATTGGAAAAAGGTTTGGAGTATTGCTAACTTCAGAGCTAACTCTGTTTGGAATCAACACAAAAAAGAAGCTGGTGTTAATCCTAAATATTGTTTTTAAATTAAATTTTAGCTCGAGCAAGGGCTACCTAAAAAGGTGAGATAGACATGACAAGCAAAAAAACACCAGCAAAACCAAAGCCGCTGACTAAACTTCAAGAGTTAGAACGCAAAGTAAGTATTCTCGAATGTGCCGCATATCAAGCATATAACGATCAAGATGAAGTGTTTGGCCTGCTTTATTTAATTATTAATGAGGCTGAAAAGCCTGAACCAAACAAATATCAGTTACGCCAAGCCTTACAGGGATTTAGAACTTTATTAATAGCTAATCAATCTAACATGATGGAATATGCTGGTTTAGATTATTAATGTTGTAAATAAGTCACAAGTCTAATAATATTAAGAATACTTAACATATACTCCTAATATGGAAAATTTAATGATAATTTTTTCTGTTGGTATTTTTTCCGTGTTAGGAACGGTATTAGCTTTTTTATTTTTAATTCTTTATTGGGTGAAAACATGACTTGGAATTTACGCTTAGTGAATATGAGTAATTCATACGAAGATTATTTTGAAATTCGTGAAGTGTATTACGACACAATGGGAAAACCTATTGGTCACAGCAATGCGGCCATAGGTGGTGAGGATCGGCTAGAGGTTGATCGTTACATTGAACTAGCTAAACTTGCCTTGAATAAACCTATTTTAAAGTTCGCAAACAATGAAGATACAAGTAAAGATTCTGAAAGAGAATAAAGATGGTTCGGCCAACGCTGAAGTTAATTTTGATAAAGAAGGACTTGAAGTCCTTGTGCAATGGGGAATTGTTGGTTTGCTTACCAAAGCAATTAATGAATACAAAATTGAACCTGACGAAGCTGAGGCATCTGTTCAACCCAAAAAGAAGAAAGTAAAAAAATGACTACATTTACCACCGAAGATCGCCTAGCAACAGAAAACGATGTTGATTTCTTGGTTGAAGATTTACTTGCCACAATCACGCAATCTTATACACCAGAATTTTTGGTACAAAAAGCCGCCAATGTGTTACGCAAACAAAAGGCTGAGATTGATTATTGGAAAGATATGTTTGAGAAATCAATGAAAGTACAAGAAAATGAACAATAAACCAGTAGCTTGGATGGTAACAGTAGAAAATGACACAGAGTTTTTTATTGATGAAAAATGGTCTAAAAAACACGCAATTTTGCACAAAGTTGATGCTAT